GGGCTATGAAATCCCCTTCGTGGTCTAATGCTTTCTGCAGCCACTCATTTAATTCTTCTGTATCTTGTATACCGTAACATCTGTCTTTCGGTTTCGTCATTTGTTTAAGTTCTCCGCTAACATATCCCGTTATGCTCTCAACGGCTTCCTCGAACGACTTCTTTGCTTCTGGTCTGAACTTTATCATTGCGGGATTGATTATTGCCAAAAACTTAGAATCAACAACTTTTCCATTGTACTCAGTTATTGATGTCTTTTTTGTAAACATTTTGAAAGGTTCGGAACCCACAACTATGAGCCAATCGTACGCATCAGTATCGATTTCGATATCAACATCTCTTTTCAAAATTTTCTGTTTTGAACTGTCACTACATAGAGCGAATCTATCGTAGTCAAAGTCAAAGTACTTATCATAATTAGTACTTGACATTGTTTTTTCTATTATTGCTACATTAGCCATATAATTTTTCCTTTAATCTTTCTATTTCTGGTTTTGTTAGATTGCCAGGGTCTATATTATCTCGTAGTTTTACTACTCTTGCAGACATTTCTAGTTGCTCTGCCAGACCTTTTGCCATCTCCCCTGCTTTTACACCCGCCTCATCCCCATCAAACATAATGTCTACTCCTGAAACTCCTTGAAGTTTTAATAGACTTAGTTTGACCCAATTCACTTGTTGTGTGCCAAAACAGCACACTGTATTTTTGAGACCTTTGTCCCAAAGGTTAAGAGCGTCAAAGATGCCCTCCACCAAAATTACTCTATTCTGTACTGGTTTTACCTTTGCTGGACAAAATGGCATCTCTGCACCATTCGGATATATGAAATACTTATTCATATTGAAGTCGTCCAGACTTCTACCAATCAGAGCCACTGTCTTTCCTCTAACATCCCTTATTGGAAAGATGATACGATTCTCGAATTGAGGTACGTTCCATGTGAACGCTCCCCATATTGCAAGAGTTTCTTCAGAAATATTCCGAATACCACCACCTTTCCAAGGGACTCTATCCTTTGGGAGTTGGATACCGACAGTTTCACTTTTAACTTTATTTATTTTTTCTTTGATTCTATGCATACGAACTTCTAGTGGAGAAGCAGGTGCACCAAAGTATGTGAACAGATTACCTTTATAGCCACAAGAAAAACAATTGAATATACCCGTTACTTTATCTACTCTCATACTTGGGTTGCTATCATCATGTTCTGGGTTCAGACACGAGATTACGGCATCCTGTCCTGAGATGCGGTAATCAATTTTCTTGTTCTGTAAAAGTTCTTCTGCTATCATAATTATATATATTATAACAAATTTTTAAGATTGTGTCAAGAATTATTTTCGACTATGATTCGCTGCGCTTTATACTGTTTGCCAATCTCAGGAAAATAGATTAACTCTGTTTTACAATTAGCATATTTACGCACTTTTTCAATCCACCACTCTTTTGGTTTTATAGTGACATGAGCGTTTCTACCATCGCTAAGAGTAGCTCTAGCAGGGTATCCCGCTATGGTTGCGAATACAAACTTCATATTTGGATTGCTATACCAGTATTCTAGGGTTGCATCTATTTCTTCTTCAGGGATATGTTCTAATACATCACAAGATACTATAGCATTAAATTCTCCTACTTCTGGTTTCTTCTCATACTCTGGTATGCCAAAGTCATGTAAAAGTACTTTGTCAACATTCCATAACCTATGTATATGTCTGTTCTTGTAAGGCCATGCTTTACCACAACCAAAGTCTTGTAGTATAACTCCTTTATGTTCATAGGATAAATCTTGAACATTCCAAACCCAGTACATGATTTGTTCTCCAATCATCATTCCTACGTCTTTTCGACTATGTATTTGCCTGTACTCTTCTTTTAAGTACTCATTTTCTTTATCTGATATTATCATAAAATCTACCGCCTCCCAGTAATGTGGTGGGTAAAACCCCCACTTATTTGTAATCTTTTGGATTCTTGTGCTTCCATGGAAGTTCATCTCCTATCCTCTCGTATTCTCTAAATTTTGGATCGTCCTCATAATACATGGACTTCCATACTAATTCTGCCATTTGAAACCAAATAGCAACCGCTTTATTTCTAAATTCTACATCTGACCATAGATAGTACTGTAACCACCACTCTTTGTCAAATCTACATATTCTTAGTTCTTGTTCATGTAGTTCAGGTAATTCTGAAAGAACTCTTAATCTTTGGCTACCTGCTATTGGATACCAATTAGGCATGCAGAGTAAAGGAGAACGTACTCCTTCTTTTCTTAATGCTTCTTTTAGTGGTTCATTTGGTGGAACATTCATAATATTTTCTTGTACTTTTGGTTGTTCTAACATCCAACCCACTGTTCGTATATACCAAGTATGAGGAGCTAGTGGTACTAGCTCTGCTGTTTCTCTGCTTATTCTGTCATCTGCCATCTTTCAAAGTCCTTTTTGTAGAAGTTATATATCATATCCCTAACTTCTTTTCCGTTATAGTCTGGAATATCTATTCCTTTCTTTATGTGTTGAGGAGTCAGCCCTAAAGCACTCCATATAGTTTCTATAGTATGTACCTGTACTTCAGGTTCTCTATAGTACATCCATTGTGGATATATAAATTTCTCGTATTGTGTGTAGTCATACTGGTACTTAGAATCTAAAAAATCAAAGGCAGGTAAAGTTTTCATTACTTTTTCTGTCCATTTCTCTAGTCCTTCTGACACAAGTTTCCTAATTAGAAAGTGCTTGTACATACTAACCCATCTATCAAGAGGGTTTCTAATAACTGTAAAATATTCATAATCGGGGAACTGTGTGTAAGCTCTATCATAAGTAAAATGCCACTCACTTTTTCTCCCATTATATATAATAAAAGGATGTCTTGGCAATGCTACTTTAGTTTTGATACCTTTAGTTTGTATGTATCTTTGATTAATAGATGTTCCACCAGTCTTTGGTATATGAATGAATATACGCTTTTCGTCTATTATGACCATATTTCTGTTATCTTATCTATATTAGGCTCATTCCAATCTACAATATGAAAGTACGGCTCTCTTTCGTTATCTTTTGCCCATTCTTCGTATCTTCTATGTAGGTCGCGTAAGTACTCGTCACTCACGTCAATTTCTGCGTCTCTGTTTCGTTCTCTAACTCTAGCAATAGAAGTTTCCGCACTTACGCTTAGATATATAATTTGGCTAGGCCATGTATTATGGTTCCAGTATCTATGATGGATTGACTGCAGCATTTGATATTCTGTTTTAGATAAGTTGCCCTGGTCGTATAGCATTTCGCGAAAGATTGAATCTTCAAAGGATGTTCTATCTTGTAATCCCTTTGTGTCGCCCGCCATAAGTTCTGTTGCTTGTCTGTATCTATATTGCATCATCCATATTTGCATATGAAAAGCCCATTTCTTCGGATTTTTATAGAATCTTTCCAAGTAAGGAGACTTAGGTTCATAACCAACTACCATGTACCGACTAAGTTTTCTACAGAGAGTAGTTTTACCTGCCCCTATAGTACCCGCTATTGCTCTATATGTGCCCATTTTGTATATCCTCTATCATTTCTTTCTCCAAACTTTGTAAATCTTTCCGTCTCCATGCGCACTTTCTATTGTATCATAATATCCTTCTACTTTAGCAGGGTTATGCCATTCAACTATTAAATGTATTCTAGGAGTATCTCCATTAACTACAGAGTGTGTTACTGTATTATCAACTTCATACATCTGACCTGCTTGTAAGTGTTTTGTTTTTTCTCCTACTGTAAACAAACACTTCTCGTTTGTTGTAATAGGTATATGTATATTATGATTATGAACTACTGATATTCCTCCATCAACATGAGGCTTAAGTTCTCCATTAGGTTTTAATCTAGCAAACAATGCACTTATGATATGTCCATATTGATAGTATTGTAAAAGTTTAGATTCAACCCACCAAAAGAACTGTTTATCGAAATACTTATCATAAAACTCTGTCTTTGCAGCTATCTTATGTGGTTTACCTTTTGCGTACTCCCACATCAAAGGAATAGTATTACAATCTCTAAATATAGTTAATTTTGTTTTTCTTTGTATTCCTATTTTATTATTCCAGTCATCTTCATCAAATGACTTAGGATATTCAGGTACTGAGCCTAGATTAATTATTGACTCCATCTTTCAAAGTCCTTTCTGTAATAATTATAAATTAAATCTTTAACTTCTATCCTATTGTACTCTGGTATCTTAGTTATTGATTTATGCTTAACAGCAGGCTCTATATTAAGAGCTTCCCATATAGTTTGATCTTCTAATCTATGTACTTCTACTTCAGGCTCTCTGTAGTAAACCCATGCTGGTAGAAACATTACGTGCATACTCCCCATTTTTTCTTGATTCTTTTCAAAATACTCTAAGTCTTGGACAGTCCCCCAAAAACATCCATTTTCTAAAGAAGACGTTGCTTTTTTTGTCCAAGTTATTATATCCCAATCTATTATAAATAAATTATCACATAACCACCTGTATAGACTTTCCCATCTTGTCAAAGGGTGTCTTATCACAGTAAAATATTTATAGTTTGGGTACTGTAATGCTAGTTGGTCATATGTTGCATGTATATTATTAAACTGTCCATTCCATGCTTTTTCTTTATGTTTTCTTTGAAAGCCTGAAAGTAAATTTCCTTGCCAATTTCTATTCTGTAAAGTAACGAACCCATTTCTGTGATTGGTATGATATTTTGTTATAAATCGTTTTTGAACAGATACGCCTCCGCATTTGGGTATATGTATGTAGACTTGCTGTTTCTCATGTATAACCATTATGAATATCCTCTATTATTTCTTCGTACATTGGTCTAAACTCTTCTAAGGTTGGAAAAGATACATATATTGTA